GGCATGTACCGTGGCCCTGGTGCCAGCAAGCTGGGCACGGTGGCCGTCACGCTGCCCGGCCTCGTCAAGCGCCTGCAGGTGCACCACGTCGCACTGGCTGCCGAGGTGCACGACGACGCGCACAGCGTGCCAGTGCAGGGAGGCGCAGTGGTCTACCTTGACCCGCCCTACGCTGGCACGATGGGCTACGCGCACGAGCTGTCCCGCGCACAGGTGGTGCAGCTGGCCCTGCGCTGGGCGGCGGCTGGCAGCACGGTGGTGGTGGCCGAGGCCGAGCCACTGCCCGAGCTGGTGGCTGCAGGCTGGCACGCGCAGGAGTTGACGTGGGTGCGTGAGGGCGGCAGGCGCGGACGTGCGTACAGCGCACAGAAGCGCGAGTTCATCACGTGCAACGTGAGGCCAAGGCATCCCGGCAGGCCGACGCGCCCGGTGCTGCCTGCACTGGCGGCCAACCGTGGCAGGAGGGTTCTCTAGTGGCACGCGACAGACTGACGGAGATGCAAGCGCCCACCACGCAGGTGGTGGACACGCTGGCCACCGAGTACCCGTTGCTGGGCATCGCCATGCGCCACCACCGCACCACACGCGGCGAGCCGCTGTCGTTCAAGGACAAGCCGTACCTCGTGGAACTCTACTGCGATGCACCACGCATCGACGGGTTCGACGCGATGAAGTGCGTGCAGGTTGGGTGGAGCGAGCTGCTGGTGCAGCTGGCGCTGGAGCGCGCCGGGTGGGGCGGGCGCATCTGCGCCTACGTGCTGCCGAGCTTCCAGCTGCGTGACCGCTTCGTGCAGCGCCGCATCCACCCACTGCTGGAGCAGGTGCCTGCCTACGTGAGCAAGCTGACCAACGGCGACATCGGCAGCGTGCGGCACAAGCGGTTCGGGCGCGGCGCGCTGCTGTTCCTTGGTTCCAATACGGTCAACGACTTCATCGAGTTCAGTGCGGACGTGCTGGTGGTGGACGAGTACGACCGATGCGTGCAGGAGAACCTGGCATTCGCCCGCGACCGCCTGCGCGCCAGCGAGCACCCGCAGCTGTTCCGTATCGGCAACCCGACGCTCCCCCGCGAGGGCGTGGCGGCGCTGTACGACCAGAGCGACGGGCGCAAGTGGCACCACCGCTGCGCCAGGTGCGGCGAGCGTCAGCCGCTGGACTGGCTGCAGAACGTGGTGACCCGCAACGACGCAGGCCGCTGGGAGCTACGCGACCGCGCCAGCGCCGAGGACGGTACGGTGCGCCCGGTGTGCCGCAAGTGCAGCAAGCCGTTCGACCGCGTGCCCGAGGGCGGGCAGTGGGTGGCCGAGCGTCCCGACCAGCATCGGCGCGGCTACCACATCAGCCGCCTCGACGTGCTGTCGCAGGACTTGCGCACGCTGTGGCACGAGTGGGTGGAGGCACAGGGCAGCGGCGCGAAGCTGGTGGCGTTCTACGCTAGCGTGCTGGGCCTGCCCTACGCGCCCGAGGGCAGCGCCGTCACGATGGATATGCTGCAGCGTGCCGCCTGTGGCGACCCGTTGGACGACGGTGGTGACGCTAGGCTGGCGCACGAGCAGGTGGTGGCAGGCATCGACGTGGGCAGCCGTGCGCTGAACGTGGATATCTGCGTGGTGCAGCACAGGCAGGACGACGAGCGCAGCGTGCGCGTCGGGCGCTGGACGGGCGAGGTGGCCAGCTTCGAGCAGCTGTACGACCTGCTCGTGCGCTACCGGGTGCGGGTGGCTGTGGTGGACGCGAGGCCCGAGACACGTGCCGCCCAGCAGCTGCGCGACAGGTGCATGGATAGCGGCGTGTGCGACGTGTGGCTGTGCCAGTTCCACGCCACCGACCGCGTGGGCGCGCAGGACTACGGGATGCGGCAGGACTACGAGCGCAAGCTGGTCACCGTTGACCGCACGCAGCTGATGGACGCCACGATGGAGGACTGCCGCGTGTACCCTGCTAGGCGCACCTGGCCCGAGGACGTGTGGCGGGTGCAGGGATGGGCTGACCAGATGCAGGCACCCAAGCGGGTGATGAACGACGCTGGCACGCGCTACGTGTGGAGCGAGGGCAACCTAGACGACCACTACAGGTTCAGCGACGCCTACAGCCGTGTCGCGCTGGATCTGCTGGCCATGCAAGGTGAGTATCATGGGTGACGTGACCACTGCGCTGGTGCTGGCGCAACTGCTGGAGCAGCACCCGGAGCTGCAGCCGCTGGTGCAGAAGGCCACGCCCGACGAGCAGCGGGCGCTGGTGGGGGCACTGCGCGCCGCGTGGGAGGCAGGCAACGAACAGGCCGACCAGCGCACGGGCAGGCTCATGGCGCGCATCTTCGGCGGGTTCGTGGGCGTGACGCCCGGCTGCGACCAGCCCGTGCAGCCCGAGGTGCCACGTGCGCGGCTGTCGGGGTTCGTGCGCCTGCTCGGCGGGCGTTAGTGTACGCTCGCGTGAGCAGGAGGGATAGATGGCCGAGGTGAAGCTGATGCCGCTGGGCGTGGTGCAGGTGGGGCGCACGCAGGCAGCACCTGCCGCTGGCGGCTGGCTCAATACAGGTGCGGCACCGCGCCCGACTGCACGCGAGCGGCTGGGCTATGCACAGGCGCTGGACGGTGCGCCTTACGACGCGGTGGATAGCGGTGGCCCTGGTCACTACTCGTTCTATGCGCGCTGGCGCAACCTCATGCCCATCCAGTGCTGGGACTTGTACCGTCAGACGCCCGACGTGCGCGCCTGCGTGGACAGCATCGTGCGCCGGGTGGCGACGTGGGATTGGTACGTGAAGCCCACGACTGACCCGCGCAACGCCGAAGAATACGGGCGCATGATGCAGCACGCGAAGGTCGTGCGCGACTGGATGGCGGTGCCCAGCCGCAACGGGGAAACCTGGCAGGAGGTGATGACCCGCGTGGTGACCGACCTGCTGGTGTACGACGCAGGCGTGATGGAGCTGAACGAGCAGGGCGGCAAGCTGCTGGAGCTGGTTCCGTGGCTGGGCAGCAGCTGGTTCCCGGTCACCGACGCGAAGGGCGTGCTGCTGCGCTACGAGCAGGAAAGTGAAACGGGTGTGCCCACTGGCCAGCCGAACATCATCGTGCAGATGCCGCCCGAGCGGCTGTGCTACCTGTCGCTGTTCCGCAACAACCGCTCCAACCTTGGTGTCAGCCTGCTGGACACGCTGGTCAACGAGTGCGTCACGGTGCTGCTGTCAGCAGAGCACACGATGCTGGCGATGGACGCTGACGAAATCCCGCCCGGCCTGCTGGTGCTGGCTGGTGTGGCAGGTGCCGCCGCAGAGCGTGCGCGTGCTGACCTGCAGGTGATGCGTGGAAAAGACCACAAGCTGCGCGTGCTGACCAGCCCGCAGCCTGGCGGCATCGACGCGAAGTGGGTGGAGATGCGCCGCCCGCTGAAGGACGTGCAGCTGCTGGAGGTGGTGGGCGAGCTGCGCCGCACCATCTGGCGCGTGTTCGGCGTGCAGCCCGTGGAACTGGGCGAGAGCGACGGCATCAACCGGGCCACCGCACAGGTGCAGATGGACGTGGCTAGCAGCCACCTCATCGGCCCTATCTTGGAGCTGGTGCAGGCGCGCATCAACGCGCAGGTGCTGCCGCGCCTGCTGCCGCCCGAGGCCCGTGGAAAGGTGCTGTTCGGCTTCGACCGGGCGCAGCCGCTCACGCCGAAGCAGCGGCTGGAGCAAGCGCAGGCGAACGACCTGCTGGTCAAGCGTGGCATCCTCACGCCGAACGAAGTGCGTGCACAGATGGGTCTGCTGCCCGTGTCGGGCGGCGACGTGCCGATGGTGGACACCAACATGGGGCCGCTGCCGCTTGACCAGATTGTCAGCGGGCTGGCACCAGCGAACAGCTACGCCGCCGACACTGGCAACCAAACCGCCGCGCCAGGTGATGCGGACGACATCAGCCCGCTGCGGAAGGCAGTGGGCGACACCGACCCTACCAACTTCCCCACCGCTGGCGAGAACGAAGCGGTGAGCCTGCGGAACAGCGAGTGGGAGCTGTTCGACCTGCGCTACGCCGAGGAGCTGCGCACCGACTACCCGAGCATCTGGCGCAGGGGCGGCAACGTGCGCGGGAACAGCCAGTACGACAAGCTCGTGCCTATCGTGCGGCGTGGCGGGCGCATGGCACCGCGCAACCCTACCGAGGAGGGAGCCATCCGGCTCCGCGAAGCGTGGGTGGCGCGCCACCGTGCGGACTTCCGGCTGGCTGGCGTGGTGGCACAGGTGAAATGGCTTGCGGTGGGTGACCGTGGCGAGCGGCACATGAAGGAGCTGCTGGACGCAGAGAAGGCCAAGGTGGACGAGGGGCGCGTGGCTGCGCGTGCGGCACTGGCCGAGCTGCCCGAGGGCGTGCAGGACACGCTGCGCCGCAAGGCCCGCGAGCACAACGCCGAGGTGGACAACGACCCCGACCGCAGCACCACCGCCGAGGCGCTGGCCCAGGTGTGGAAGCGTGGTGTGGGCGCGTACAACACCAACCCCGAGAGCGTGCGCCCGACCGTCAGTGGCCCCGAGCAGTGGGCGTTCGCCCGCGTGGAGAGCTTCCTGTTCCTGCTGCGCACGGGTGAGCCTCGTGGCAAGGCACCGCACGACACCGACCTGCTGCCCGAGGGGCACCCGTACAGCACGGCAGGCGACGACGAGCGCAGCGCACTGGTGGCTCGCGGGCTGTGCGAGCACGGTGCGTGCGAGGACGAGCACCACGCACAGCACCGTGACGCGCCCAGCATGGCCGCCACGGGCGAGTGGCTGCCGAGCGATTGGCAGCCAGCTGGGCGGTTCGCTGGTGTTCGCACGCTGAACCTGCGCAAGCTCGCAGAGGTGGTCGCAGAATACCAGCTGACGGCGACGGAGCTGTACGACCGCGCCAGCGTGGTGGTGCAGGCATCGGTGACTGCCGCCTATGGCCGCGACGGTGTGCTGGACTTGGCCGAGGCTGGCCGTGCGCAGCGCGTGGTAGAGGCCGAACTGGACAAGCTAGGCACCGAGTGGGCAGCACGCAGCGAGCAGTTCTACCTACGCGCCTCGCGCCTGGGGCATGAGGCCGCCGAGCGCATGTCCATGAGCACCGTGGACGCACGCTGGCAGACCAACGGGCGCGCCTACTGGCAGGAGGCGATGGGCTGGCTGATGCAGCCCAGCGGGCTGGTGGGCGGGCTGCAGCAGCGCGTGCGCGAAACGCTGAACCGTGCTTCAACCGTGCAGCGCAGTCGCATCACCGACGTTGACCCAACCGACACCACCGAGGACGTGGTCGGCGTGGTGCGCGCCACGTTCGTGGCGCAGGCCGCACGCATCGACAACTGGACGGGCCTGCTGGTGGGGCTGTCCAACCGCGAGTTGACCGATGCGCTTGACCGCACCGTCACCACCGTCAACGGGCAGCCCGTGGACTGGATGGTGGAGTGGGTCGCGGCAGGCGGTCGCACCTGCCCAACCTGCACGCAGGAGGGAGGACAGGGCTTCCGCAGGCTGGGCGACCTTGCGCGCCGCCCAGGTGAGGGCACGCTGTGCGTTGGGCACTGTCGGTGCGTGCTGGTGTTTTGGACACGCGCCGAAGTGGACGGCGGGCAAGCCATCGCCCTCTCCGCGATTGCGCCCGAGGCCGCAGGTTGATGCGAAGCCAGCATGGTGGTAGAACCGACTGCAGACGCTGCGAGGCGCTGCACACGTACCGGAGGACGCCATGCGCGTGACTGTGCCCGTAGGGAATGAACACCACCAGCTCGACCTGCAGCCTGCAGGCAACCGTGACGGACGCCGCGTGTGGACTGCCCGGTGCCGCCTGCCGATGCAGGGGCTGCTCGGTGGTGGCCTGCAGGTGGTGCGCGAGGCACCCAAGGCCACGGGTGCGGCTGTGCGCGAGGCGGTGCCTGGCAGCGCCGACATCGCCAGCGGCCCAGTGCTGCTGGAGGGCTACGCCAGCAGCACCAGCAGGGACTGGCACGGCACCGAAATGACCCGCGAGGCGCTGGACAGCATGGCCCGGCAGATGGCCGCTGGCGTGCCCTACGTGCCCAGCCACATGGACGACGAGTGGGAGCAGGTGATGGGCCGCACGGTGGAGGCCCGCGTCGAGCATGGCACCATCATGCGCGAAGGCGGCACTGGCACGCAGGCCGACGGCTACCGCTTGGCTGTCCGCGTGGAACTCTACACCGAGCACCCGCGCAGCCAGCAGCTGATGCAGGCGGTCAAGCGTGGGCAGGTGGTAGGAATGTCCATCGGCGGCTGGTTCACGGACGCCGAGGTGGAAACCAACGAGAACGACGAGGTCGAGCGCATCTACATCAAGGCGGTGGAGCTTGACCACCTGGCCGTGACGCGCCGCCCGAGCAACCCCGACAGCTGGATTGCTGGGCTGGCACGCAGCACTGGCGCGGCCCTTGCCGCCGCACGCATCGAGGGCGCGCCTGCGTTCCTGGGCGGTGCGGTGCAGGGCATGGACAATCGCGGCATGAACGTCAACATCAGCGTTTGCCAGCACAAGAACGAAGCTGAGATGGAGTACGAGGCGGGTGAAGAAGCCGAAGCAGTCGAAGCAGCCGAGGGCAGCGATGCCACTGGCTACAGCTGCCCGGTGGCCACGCAGGATATCCCCACCAACCTCGCCAACAGGCAGCACGCCATCGACCGCGCTGGCTACGGGCCTGCGAACCCGGAAAACCCCGGCAACTTCTGGGAGCAGAAGGCCAAGCTGTGGCAGGCCACCGTGGCAGAGGCCCGCAGCATGGTCTGCGGAAACTGCTCGCTGTTCAACACGACGACCAACATGCAGGGCTGCATCACGCAGGGTATCGGCGGGCAGGACGCAGCTGAAGTGGAGCGCGAGGGCGCGCTGGGCTTCTGCGAGGCGTTCGACTTCAAGTGCTCCGCGAAGCGCACCTGTGCCGCGTGGGTAGTGGGCGGCCCGTTCGATGACGCCAAGGCTGAAGCCAGCGGCACCAGTGAGGGCGAAGCGATGCCATACAGCGAGGCGATGGGTGACGGCACGGAAGGCGGCGAGGCCGAGGCCGAAGCTGGCGAGCGCGGCACGTTCATGGACGCGCCGAACTACCGTCTGTCCAACGTGCAGACCGAGGTGTGCAACCGCTGCGAGCACTACACCCGCGACGGCTGGTGCAGCAAGTTCAACTTCGCGGCTGGCCACGAGTACGTGTGCGATGCCTTCATGGAAGGCACCATCGACCACATCATGGCAGGCGGGAACCACGGGCACAGCCCAGCCACGCAGGGCGAGGCTGACGCCGAGAACGCAGAGCGCGCAGTCAGCGGGAACACCGACCTGCCGCTGGCACCCGAAGACACCGCCTGGGGCTGGGACACCGACGCCGCGAACGAGGTGCTGGGCGACCCGCCGGATTGGGAACGATACGGCATGGCGCACCTGTGGATGGACACGGCTGCACCCGAGCGGCGCGCCAGCTACAAGCTGCCGTTCGCCAAGATGGTGCAGGGCGAACTGCACATCGTGTTCCGTGGCGTGGCTGCGGCGATGGGTGCGCTGAACGGCGCACGCGGTGGCGTGGATATGCCCGACAGCGACCGACCCAAGGTGTACGAGCGCATCACCGCGCTCTACCAACGCTTCGATAAGGAACCACCCGAGCTACTGCGAGCGGGTGATACAGCGCTTGACAACGCTGGCGTGCAGGGTTCTACTGCCACCAGCCAGTCGGACGCCGTGGAAAGCGCAGCACTGCAACCACCCTCCAGCGAGGACAACGCCATGACTGACAACCGCAGCACGGCGACCGACACCCAGCGCATGGACAACATGGAGCGCGCCATCGGCGACCTCCACGGTGTCCTGTCCAAGCTGGTGGAGCGCGTCGCCCCGACCGCAACGACCAACACCGCCCCGGTGGCCGACGAGGCCGCCCAGCTTCGTGCCCAGCTGGAAGCCAAGGACGCGCAGCTCACCCGCGCCCTGGCCGCCGCCTCCCGGCAGGGCGTGGCGCACAGCCCGCACGCCAACCGCCACACCGACGTCGGTGGGCACGGCACGCTCATCCGTACCGTTGAGCGCACGCTCGGCGGTGGTTCGGCGCTCGTGCAGATTGCGCGCTCGCAGGCCGAGCGGCGTGACAGCACGACCCTGCAGACGCGGGCGCAGCTGGAGGCCGACCTTCGTAGCCTGCTCGCCGCCGCGTTCGCGGACGGCATCATCACCGACAGCATGGAGGGCTGAAAGCTATGTCCACGACCCCCACTGTGTGGGCGGGCCTCGACCCGTCCAAGCGCGAAGCCTTCACCCGTGCCATCAACGTGGCTGGCGCGGGCAGCACGCTCGTGCAGAACTTCACCAACCGCATCATCCAGCAGCTCTCCATCCGTGAGTTCGGCGCGCTCGGAACGATGGATCGCAAGCCGGGTTCCGGTTCGGCGGCCATCATCAACCGACGCACCGCCTCGACGATGACGACGAGCGACGTGTGGGTTGCCGACACGGATGCCGTGGTGG